CGATGCCGATTACCGATCCGGTGTGTGATCCCGTGCGATAGGTGTAGGTCGCACGACCGTATCCAGCGCCCCCGTCGGCGTCGTAAGACATGGTCAGATAAATCGTCAGCGGTTTATTGGATGCGGTCGGCCTGACCAACGTCCCGCCGCGCGCGGGTGTACTAGCTGGCATGCAATACGAGGTCATCGCGGCGGACCCGTTCAAAAACGATCCTAAAATATCGTGCTTTTGATTCGAGGTGCTCAAATACGCCCCGACCCAAAGCGAGTACGTCGCCGCGTAGCCCCACGTTCGAAAGGCACAGCGAAACGACCAATCGGCGGCATGGGTTACGGGAGTGGCCAGCGGCGCGCAGACATACGACCAATCGTAAGTCCGACTGCCGGCGCGGAAGGACCGAATCCCGGTCGCTGTATCCAGCGTCGAGACCTCTTCGCCAGTCTGGATCAGGGTCGTCCACAAATCTATGGTCTCAAGCGTCAGGTTGTCGCGGGCGAGTTCCAGCGCGGACGCGTCGTAATAGACCTGATCAAATGTGAGCGCGAGTTTCGTCACGAGGCCACCTTTTGCAAATGGAGCACCGACACCGGATACGACACGCCGGCCAGGTCGACCACGGCCGCGCCGTAATCGTCGGAATAAATGTCGGACGTGACGGTGTAGGTCACGTCGCCCGGAAACTGCTGGAGCGGGCTGTAATACACCTGATCGCCGAGGTGCGGTTGATAGATTGCGCTCACTGGTCTGGCTCCATTTTGATGCCGTGTCGCAAGGCCAATTTCCGGCCGTAGTGCAGTGCGTCGGATTCGCATTTGTCGCAGAGTGCATCGTCGCGGCGGTAGCCGTACAGGTGGCGCAGCTCGCGCCCGGCGTCCTCCCGCAGGTACAGCGGCAGGCAGCACGCCGAGCCACAGCGGCGGCATGTCACGGCGTCGCCTTCCGGCTCTCGCTGATTTCAGCGCGGAGCAGGCGGAGTTCGTCAAGGAGATCGGATTTAAGATCGCGGACGTCGCGCTCGTTGCGGGCAATTTTATCCTCTGCTGATTTCAGCCCATCGGCGCTCGCAGCCGTGGAAAAAAATACTCCACCCGCGATGCCGAATACGAGGACAAGCAGCCCGACGATTTTCAGGAAATCCGCCGTCGTTAAACAGCCGCCGACTTTTTTGAGCAGATCCGCATGCGCGGCGCAGGTCGTCAGGCCAGGAGTCACGGCCGGAAAATCTTCGGTGTCGGGCATGGTTTTCTCCGAGGTTAAAATTCCGTCTCAATGCGGATCCCGTAGACGTAGGCGCTCGCGGCGAGATCGTGATACCACCACGCCTCACCGGCAAATGCGGCGTCGGCCATCAGCTCTAGCTGGACGTTGCCGATTTTCCAGCAAGGCCGAGAGCTGCCTGTTTGTTGTATTCGGTTTTGACCGCAGGTGCGATCCCATTCGACGCGGCGATCACAGCGGCCTGTTTCCCCAGTCCCGGTACGCTGTCGGCAATCTCGACTGCCGTTTTCACTGCCTGATTCTTCTGCCGCCGGAACAGCTCCGCCGCTGCCGCCGCAACTGCCGCCAGCGCAGCGAGACCCGCTGTCGCGGCATCGGCAATCGGTTTCTGGGCCGCAGGAACGAAAGGGGCGATTACCCCCGCGCCGGTTTTCGCGGCGATCGCGAGAGAGTCGATTTTGTTCGCGATCCCTTCGAGCTTTGCGGCGGTAGGGGCTGTGAGAATATCTTTCCCCGTCGCCTCCTCAAGAGCAGTCAGCGCGTCGGACGCTACCGCGCCGACGGCGGGGGCTTTCGATGCGACGGTGTCGGCGCCGTCTTTCGCCATATTGAGGTTGATGTCGCAGCCGGAAAACAGCGTGAGCGAGCAGATCAGTAGAAACGCGAGAGTAAGACGGGGTCGCATGGGGATCTCCTTGGTAACGGCCAGTGAATAGAAAAACGGTCGGGGGAACGCGAACGGCGCTGGGAACCGCGCGCGCTCCCCCTCCCGGAGACGGGTTACGCCGCGGGTTCGTCGATGGTAATGGCGTTATCGCTAACCTCGGTCTCGGCCGTATCCTGCGCCCAGTTGCCGACCCAAACGTCGCCGGACGCGCCGGCGGTGTAGAGCGTGTCGGCGTCGTAGTCGCCGGCAAAGAGGTTGCCGAAGACAACGTTGGCCCCCGACGACGTCCCCGACAGGTCGAGTGCCTTGGTGCAGACGGCGGCGATTGCGCTGGCGGCCGAGATGCCGTACTCCATGAAGGAATTCCCTTCGACGCGGCAGACGCGGCCGTTGATATTGACGGCGGTGACACAGCTGAAGAACGTGTTGCGCAGAATGCGCCAGGCCGAGTAGCTGAGCCCCCCCGCTTCAACGCCCAGGATCGCCGCGCCGCTGGTGGCGGTGTTCATATACTGGAATTCGCAGTCGCTGATCTCGACGTTGTCGGAGTTGCAGACTGGGGAGTAGATCGCGTTGTGGCTGGCGGTCTGTCCCTGAAAACGGCAGTGGTGGATAAACGCGTAGCTTGCGTTGCCGAGCTGGATCGCCGCCGGGGTGCCGGCCGAATACGCGGGCGGCTTAAAGTAAATGTTCGCGACCTCGACGTTGGCTGCGCTGATCGTCAGCGAGATCGTGTCCGCGGCGGAGGTCCACTGCGTTTCTCTCTGCCGACTGCCCGCGCCGATCAAGCGGAGCCCCGCCTTGCTGACCGTGACCGCCTCGGAAAAGCTGCCGATCAGGATGATCGTGTCGCCGGCCTCGGCCAGTGCCACGGCGCGCGCGATTGTCTTGAGAGCCAGACGCGGCTTATGCCCGTCGTTGCCATCGGCACCGTTGGTGGCGTCGACGTAGATGACCTGCTGGAACGGGTTCGCCCGCAGGCCCAGGTGGGAAAAGCCCCACTGTGTTTCTTTTTTGTGTCCCGCGATACTATCCATCGGTTCTCCTTCGCGGCTGGTGGCCTGTTAAAATGCGCGTGTCGGTATGCGCGCCCCACCCCGGGTCTTACCCGGCATGATCAGGATCATGCTCAGGGCGTATACGTGGTCCCGTCGAGGTTCTGAATCACCTTCACGTACTCCGTCGCGCCGACCTCGACGTCCCAGGCAATACGGGCCTGGAAGGCGACGCGCCGGTCGAGGAACTCCTGCGTGGTGCCGGCCATCGTGATGTACTCAAAATTGAGTTTCCACTTACGGACAAACTGCTGTTTGAACGCACCGAGGTACCAGGCGCTGGTGCTGATGTCGTCGAGTTTCGGGGTGGAGAGGATGCGCGGCTGCCATTGCCCCCGAGGACCCCACGGGTTGATCTGGTTCTCGACGCCGGGAACCAACTCCGAGCCACGAATCATCGTGGCCACCCCGACCAGGGCGTCGGGTACGAGCATGATCATCTGGCTCATCGGGAGGCTGATGCGCTTGCCCCGGTTGTTGAGCATGGCGACGAGGACGGTGCGCGCTGAGTCCAGACTCTGGTAATCGACGAGTGGGTTGTTAGCCACGCGTGTTCCGCTCGGGGCTTTGGTGCCGGGGGTGTTGGCGGTGGCGCTGTAGAGCGCCGCACCGACGCCATCAGGCATGTACACGTAAGGAGCGGCTGCGGTGCTGGTGTTCGAGCCATACTTGTCGCAGACGCGTTCGAGGGTCTGCTCTTCGATCCAGTCGCTGGCAATGAACGCCAGGGCGTTGACTCGCCGCACAAAGTCGGCGATCTCATTCTCCTCGATTGCCTCGGCGGTAATCGAGAGCTTGCGGCCGTTGCGGTTGTGGCCAATGGTCACCTTCTCCTCGCCCGCGCCGATCTCCGGGAAGGGATCGCCTTCGTCGACGCGACTCGTATTTACGTCCAGCGAGTGGATTGACGCGATGGTCGTAAATTTCTTCGGGTCATTCATCTCATCAACAAGTTCCTCGCCGATGGTAGGGATCTCGTCGTAGGCGTCGTTCAATCGCTTCACGACCAGGTTGCCAGTCAGCAGCGGAAACGCCCCCGTCGTGATCTCCCGCATTTCGCCCATAAAGGGCATGCGCGCCGGAACCGGGATATCCACGAGGGCGCGGAACGTGTCGCGGAGGTTGAACTTCTCGAGCGTGAGGTCTCCTTTGTCAATGGCGTCCTGCATCTTCAGCATAAACGCGCCCGGATCGTTCTGCGCCGCGCTGCGGATGTCCGCGAGGGACACGCCGGAGCCGATGCCGACCCGCATCGCGAACGGCGAACGTTTTTTTGTTTTGTTTTCCTGGGGCATGGTTCTCTCCTTCTGTTTCGTTTCGTTCGGTCAACCGGCGGACCCGCCCGGGTCCGAGCCGTTCGCGTGTGGTTTACGCGCCGTCCCAGTTCAGGATCGTCCACCAGCTGCGGGAGATCTTGAACGTCATCTGCACGTGGGTCAGGTTCCGCAGGGTGGTGCCGGCGTCGGGGCTGCTATCGTCGGCCAGGTGCCCCTGCAGCGGGTAGTGCTCCCAATCCGCAACGTAACCCATCACATTCGAGCCGGCTTCGCTGACGGTCTGGCTGGCGGAATAATACAGCGATGCCCCCAGTACCGGGTCGCCGGCCGTGTCGAGCGCGAACTCGAACACGTCGCCCGGGCGAGGGACGAGGATCGGATAGTAGCCGGCGCGGTCGCCGGCCTTGATCTCGCAACCGGCAACGGCGATGCCGGTCGTGATATCCGCGTCCGAATCCCACGGCACCCATTTGCTGTTGGTGTCGCCGGTGAATTCGAGGACTTCGCCAAACTTGACGGCCTGCGTGCTCCCGGCCTGGAAAAGGCCGGGGATGATCAGGGGGTTGGTGTCGCGGGTGATCAGGTTGCCGATGTACGGGGTTTTATTCGCGGCCATGAGAGGCCTCCTTTTGCAAATGGTTAATTACGGTCGTGACCGGTACGCAGATGTCGGTGCGGATATCAGCTCTGCATGAATGCCACAGCCGAATCAAACGCGCGTTCCTGCGCCTTGGCTTCCTCTTCCTTCTGCTCCGGCGTCGGCGGCTCTTCCGGTTCCGGGGTGCCGACTGGTGCGGCCCGCGCGGTGAGCATCGCGAGCATGCGCTTCTTCGCCTCGTCGATCTTGCCGTCCGTTTCGAGCACGATCTGGTCGACGTCCTCGCTTTTCAGGACGCGCGGCGCGATGGCGCGCACCTGCTCCGCGAAAGTCGGGGCCAGAGTCTCCGGCACGGGCGGGGCGGTTTCCGCTTCGGCGAACAGCTCGCGCTCGCATTCGGCTTCCAATTCCTTCCTGCGCTCCTCGGACAGCTCGACGCTCTTGAGGCCGCGCTTCTCCAGCCATTTTTCAAACAGTTGCATATCGCACTCCTTTCCAGGATCGGGATTCGGCCTCAGGCCGTACTCGGTCATGCAGTCCTGCAGGCTCCGGCGGATCGCGTCGGCATCGGCCGGCACGGGAACGACGGAGATTTCAAATAGGTCCCATTTCTTGATGACGACAGCCGGGCCGGCGATGCGCGCCGCGCCGTCGCCGTCGTGCTCACCGTCGGAGAGTTCTTTCACGTCGAGCGGGATAAACCCAACGCTGACCGCGCGGATCATCTTTTCCGCGACCAGCGTGCGGATGTCCTGGGCACGCTCGGTCGAGGCGAACGTGATCCGCACCGACATCTCGCGCCCTGCAACATTGACGTCACCGCGTCCGACCACGGCCCGGGCGCTGTCGCGGTTGTGCGCGTCGAGGATCACCGGATTTTTCTGAAAGCGTGTGAGCGACACGCCGCTCATGCGTAGGTATTCATTCCCCCACATCGTCATGACGCCGTGCTCGGTCGCCGCCGTAAAATCGAACGTGTTTTCCTCGCCTTCGACGGCGCGGACAGTCAGGTTATCGAGATAGCACTGCGGCAAGGACGTGGTCGCTTCAGGCATTGTCGTTCTCCTCGTCGGCGGCATCGTCCGCCGGCTTTTCTGGTTCGTCTGTGTCCTCGGCCGCCGGCGCCTCCGGCGCGGAGGCCTGCGCCGTTCCGAAGATCAGGGCGAGGATAAGTTTTTCCTTCATGGGTTCGGGGATCCGGCCGCGCGCCATCACGTCGTCAATCAGTTCCTCGATCTGGTCAAGGTTGTCTGTCGCGTCGGTGCCGTTCTCGACGCACTGCTGCTGCCACGTTTCGATCAGCAGCTTGCGTTTGGTTTCTTTTTCCTTGGCCTGTTTGGCTGGGTCGACCCACTTGCGGCCGTCAGCCTGCCATCGCACCTGGCGCATCTCATACGGCGCGATGCCCGCCATACGCGGATCGCCACGAAGCGCCGCGTCGGCCATGACCAGTTCCCAGACGTTTGTCCAGATGTCCTCAATCTGATCCTGACGTTCGGCATCCCAGGTCGGTTCGGACGCGAGCTGCGCCGTGCGCCCTGCCGAGTAGCTGTCCTCGGAGAACATGCGCATCACGTATTCCCAGCTGATGCCGACGGCCGCGCCGATGCGACAGGCGAGAATCTTGCAGTAGGGGAGAAGATCCGGCAGCGGGAAGTTGGGGATCAGTGTCGAGATCTTATCGCCGGGATTCGTTTTCCAGATCATGCCAGGTTCAAGCTTCTGTTTCAGCTGATAGCCGTACTGATCGGCAGTGGCGTCCATCATTGCATCAATGTTTTCTGCAGACTCGATAAACACCGCGAGGCACGCGGCGATCTGCGTGCGCTTCAACACGGCAAGCATCAACAGGTCGAGGTCGCGGATATCCTGAAGAATCGCGTGAAAGATCGGCTCGCCACGCGTCAGTCCACCGCGTCCACCCCGTTTGCTGTGAAAGCAGACCGATATATCGATGGTCGTGAACCCGTCTTTCGTGATGGAAGGCAGCGTCATGCCGCCAATCCGCTTCCCGTTTTTCGCGATGCGATAGCCTGTAGGGCGGCCGTGCTTGTCTTTCACGACGCCGGCCACCGAGTCATTGTCGTCTTGCGTACTGCCGACGCGATCACCTTCGACCAACTCGAGCCAGAGCGGGTCGTTGTCCGTATACGCGCCCTTGATAAACACGTCTCCATCGCGTAGCTTGCAGCGGCAGGTCCGGCGCTGCGCGTGCCCCATGGAGATCGCCTCGGCGGCAAACAGTTTGTTTTTCCGTTCGCGCCAGATCTCCTCCAGGCGGCGGTTCTTTTCGCGGTCGGATGTGCGGGCCTGGGGGATCAGCTCGCGGGTCACCACCTGCTGCTCGAAGAGGGTGAGAATGCCGGAGCCAATGGAGTCGTCGCGGTCCAGTTCGCGTGACCGCGCGCGCATGGAGGGGAGATCGTTCAGCAGTTCGTCGTCGCCGCGGGTGTTGCCGCCGAGCCAGTCGCTGCCCGACCGCGCGGCCTCGTAGCCCCTGGCGCGCATCACCGCGAAGATTGTTTCGCGGTAGCCCTCGTTCTCGCGCATGCGGCGGAAGTGCGCCATTGTGTTCGCGCGGCGGGGCGAAACCAGGCCGACGGCGTATTCGATACCAATCTGGATTTTCCGCATCATCATCGCAAGGCCCTCGACACGGTCGTGCGGATCAGCCCCTTCTTCCGGCCAGCGCGGTTCTCGGCCGCTTCGAGCGAAGCAATCGCGGCCAGCACATCGCGGATCTCCGTGTCCCACTCCGTCCAGAGATCGTCCTGGACTTCCTTGCGGTACATGGCCTTCTTGGCCGTCTGGGCCATGACGATATACCGGCGGGCCTCGACGTAACTGCCGGTCTCGATGTGCCCGAGCGCGGTGTTAATATGGCTGTCGACTGTTTCGGCGGTGATTTCCGGATAGGCCACGCGTAGCGTCCTCCTGCTCTCACGCTACGCGGTCATAAATGGGTGATCTACTTTTTTTCCCCAAATCTGTAGTGAAAGTCAGCGCCCCACGCTTGAACGCGTGGGGCGGCTCACCCGGCGGGACGTTTCACGGCAATGGGTTACAGGCTCACTACAGATTTGGGAAAAAGTTTTTAAATCTCCTTGACCGGTAGTTGCCAACGATGCTCGCATGCACGACAGCGGAAGAATGCGACCGCGGATCCGGAACTCAAACACGAGACCGCGCGGGCGTTCGTGTCCAGGAGCACGCGGCGGCATTTCGGGCAGGGGATCGGTTTCCGTTTAATATACGTCCCCGGTATCGGCTGATCCTCCGGCCAGTAACAACGGGCCAGGCGGCGGTTCTCGATACTCTTTTGCGCGACGGCGGAATCGTTTTGATCAATCTGGCGACGCACGGCCGCGCGTTCCTCCTCGATGCCGGCGGCCGACTCGTCGAGTTCGGCCATGCGCGCGTGTAGGTTCCCCGCCGTTTCGCCGGGCGTGACCGGTTCCGGATCCCGATCCTCGACCAGTGGCTCCTGGTGCCGCCCCAAGCGCACGGCGAGCACGTGCTCCACAATACTTCTGCCTTTCCCTTTTTTCTTCTTCGACACAGTATTCCTCCTTATCGTCCAATCTTATAATCATCACGCCCACCGGTCTCGCGCCCCCCCCGGCCGATCCGATATGCGCCTCCTTTTTCGTAGTCTTTCGCCGTCGCGCGGCGCGGTTCGCCCATGTCGCTTCGCGGTGCCGAAGGCTTACCTGTTAAGCCTCGACCGATGCGGTGCACGGGAATCTTCTTCGACATCGCCAATGCAATCTGGTAAGTCTCACAGTCAAAATCGTGATTAGAGTTCCCCTTTCGCAACCCCCACTCGTATTCGCTTGAATCCGTACCGTCCTTGTTTTTTTTCGGACGCCACTCCTCACTACAGAGTTGGTGGCAATAATCGTGCGGCGGGTCGGCGTGCAGGTGCCAGTAGCCGGCTGGAGCAATCTCCTGGCCGTCCTCAAAGCGACGGCCGATCTCCATGAGACGCGCGAGCTGATGCTTGCACCGGTCGACAGCAATATTGAAAGTGCCGGCATACTCTTTTTGGCGTTCGTACCAGGGTCGCGTCAGCCCAGACATACCTTTGACAGGGAACCACGAGCCGCGCCGGGAGCGGTCGCGGCAGTACTCGCGCACGAGTTCCGTCTCCCACCCCTCGTCAAGAAAACCTCGTTCCGGCAATAATCGCTTTCCGTCTGGCAGTGCAAACCCTTCCTCGTAAGCCTCCCATAATCGATCCAGTGCATTCCAAAGAGCGAGACGCGTGGCCGTGTCATCCGAATCTTTCATATGGTGTACCCCGATGACGCCGGCCTCGAGCAGCCAGCTCGTGGCGTCTGGAGCCCAGGCGCGGAAAATATAGT